CATTGGAGTTCCTCACGGCGCCCACCAGACCCGAACGACTCCACATGAAGCACATCGTCAGCGGCCAGACCATGCGCGCCGTATTCCGCAAGAATGCGCGGCGCGTGCGTGAATAGATCGTGCCGAAGAGCGAAACCACCGGCCGCGCTGGCAGACTCCACGAACGCCGCGAAGATCTTGGCGCTATCCACAGCGAACGAGAATCCACCGCCCGCTTCAAGGTGACTCTGCAGGCTGTAGAACTGTTCGGCTAGGCGGAAGTCGGTGAACCGCTCAAGGACGATCCGCACGCGCATGCCAGAACGCCGAGCCGTGCGTGAGAAGCGCCCGCCGATGCTGACGCCATCCGAAACCACGCGGTACGGGGTGATCTGCATGTCGCTGACTGTCTCCCCGAAGTCGAGCGTGGATAGCCCTCCGTATGAAGTCCCAGCCGGTGTAAAATAGAGCTTTGAATTCGCCATATGCTACCCACTGGTCCCGGTCGGACTGTTGAACACTGGCGACGTTGAACGCCCAAAACTTCCAAATTCTCTTTCGAGCAGCTTGCCGAGACCGCGTATTGCGTTTGAATCGACCACGTTGGTGTTGATCGTCACGTTCGTTCCACCGCCCCGACCCATGCGACCCGCTACGCTCTGAGCGTTCGCGCCGTTGCTTGGCAGGATGGCCTCACCAGCGTGGACGAGGGCTAATCCTGTGCGGTCTATGTGAGCAGCGCCGGTCTGCTTTTTGCCCCTGAATAGAGACGACACGGCCTCTGTAGCCTGCATCATAACAGCAGCGCTCTGTTTGATATATCCCGGTCCACGAATGCCCATTTCCTCGGCCTTTTTGTTCCGTGCTTCTCGTCTTGCTTTCCCTGGTGCGAATATACTCAGGATCGTCGCCCATGCGATTTTGAACCATCGCCCAATGCCTTTAAATATAGCTACCGGTAGACCGATGAAAAGCGCCCCAAGCAGCGCCGGGATTGCTTTGACTATCCCCTCTATCAGATCCGGTATTGCGTCGATAAGAATCCGAGGGATCTCGACTATTAGCGCCGGCAGAACTTCCACAAGCCCAACAATCAGCCCCTTGATAGCGCCCTTCAATGCTTTGATAATTGGCTTGGCGCCTGACTCCCCAAGCGCAGACAGACCGTCAATCAAACCACCGGCCGGCCCCATCATTTTTGTCATCGTCGAAAAGGTATCGCTCAGCTTATTGACCATGCCTTCTGCCAGCCCGGCCGGGCTCAACTTATACTGAAGATCTCGAAGCGACTCACCGGCTGAAATCAGGAGTTTCTCTGTCTCCGCCATCGATGCGCGCAATGACTTCTCCATCTCTTCGGCTGTTGGCGGCTTCTTGCCCTTCTCTGGCGCGTCTGCTTCCTTCTCTGGCGCGTCTGGTGTCGGTGGCTTCTTGCCGCCCTTTTGGCCTGGTCTCTCAAGGCGAAGCGTCACGCCGGTATTATCAAGCCGCTGCAATTCGAGCTTAATTTCTTCAACAGCAACCTTTGCGTTGCCGTACTTTTCGATCGTTTCGTCAAGCTGATCTGTCTGTTTTTTCAGTGCGTCGTTGTTCAGGATAATTCCACGATATTGATCATGGGTCAGCTTGCGCTCCGCCTTCAGCCGTTTAATTGTTTCGTCGTGGGTCTTCGTTGAATTTCCAAGCGTGTCCTGAAGCGCGCGGCCCGCTTCGACTATGCCGAGAATGATGCCAGTCCAAGAGCTATGGATTCTGTTCGACATGGCAGCGAAAGCAGACCCGATGCGTTCCATCGTGTTGAACGCTTTTGCAGACCGCGCGATCAGCGACAGCATGAAGCCGAACTGAGCAACCACGGCAAGCAAAGCCCCGGTCAATTGCTTGCCTACTACGCCAGCCAGATCGGATGTCGCGTCTTCATTGGCGCCGATAATGCGTAGCACTTCTTTGAGCGCTAATTGTGCCGCCTCAAACAGTTGCGAATCTGCTATTTGTTTCGTAAACTTGAACCAAGCATCTTGGAGATTCGAGATCATGCCGTCGAATGTGGCGGCCAGCTTATCGGTCCCGCCCTTGAAAATTCCCTGTTCATCTGTGAGCGTTTCAATCAGCGCAGCCTTGAATTCCTCAGTCGACATCTTGAGGGCATCGCCGCCAGTTTTCAATTCTACCTGCGCGCGCAGAGCTCGGCCCGCAATGGTCTCCACAGCGCCCGCGCCAAACTGCATTGCCCGGCCTACCTCGACAGCAGCGCGAGCCACGTCGACTCCCATAGCGCCCGCGAAATCCATCACCAGCGGCAGGGTCTCTTCAGCGTTGACGCCGAGCGCGCGCATGTTGACCTCGGCTTCTATCAGCCCCGGCAATTGAAACGGGGTTGTTGAGCCAATCTTAAACAACTCTTCGAGCCGCTGCTTTGCCATGGAAGACGACCCCATGAGCACGTTGAGCCGTGTCTCGAATCCTTCCATTTGAGCGCCCGCGCCGATGCTTTCCTTTCCGAGTAGAATCATCGGTTTGGCAATCATGGTTACCGCTGTCTGTGCAGCCTTCGCAGCCATCCCCATAAGATGCAGCTTACTTGATAGCTCCGTAAATTTCGTGCTGGCGCCCTTGGCATCTTTTCCAGCCTTGCCCGCCGCCGATCCTACTTTGAAAAGCGGACCAGACGCCCCATCCCGCAGCTCAATCAGGAACTTAATTATATTACTGGCCATTGGTCACCCTTTCAACACGATCACGGGTACGACGGGCATCCCCGTGGTACTGGCGATTCTGTCCATCAATTGCGCCGCCGTGGCGTCCCGTTGCCGGTACACCTCAAGAGCAAGACCCATTTCGAACGGGTCCAATTCAAGCAACTCATGTGGCAGCTTTCCGAACATTTTTCCGAGTTCCCCTAGGATTAGCGTCAATTCCACGTTCTTTGCGAAACCCGGCAAGACGCGCCGCCGCCTCGTCACCGTCGGTGCTTAATGACATGATACGCGCAAATAAAATATCGGAGACCCCAGCCGGTAACCCACCGACCCACAAGACCCCGTTGTCGGGGTCTTCCTTGCTCTGGTCAATCACCAGGCGGAGATCGTCCCATTGTTCGCCGTCACCGACTGCGATGGTTCCAGCGCACACTGTCGCCTCCTGAAGTCCGGCCATCTCGCCCGCTTGCTTTGGGCTGATTCGCTTCATTATCTCTTCGGGTGTCTGGTCGTTGTCTGTCTCAGGCGATGCGACAGCGAGAAACGCCACCCCCGCCTTGGCGAGATCGGCCGAGCAGATTCGGCGGACTCGCCAAAAAAGTCCAGCCGCTTCGATCTCGTCGATTGATGCGTTTTTGATTGCGTGTAGAATGCTCATGGTTTCCCTTCCTTTGTAGAGCGGTTTAGCCGTTGGTGGTTGCGCTTGTGAAGCCGTTGACTACTGACAGCTTGCATCCTTCGTTGGTGCCGTCTGACTGGCCCACGAATGTTAGCGACTGCTTGATGATTCCGGCATCGCTGACAGGATCGGACACCGCAGACAGGTAGGCGTTCTGAACTTCAACGGTGAACGATACCGCGCCGTTGGTAAATGTTATCGATACGTCGCCCTCGAAGTCACTGAGCAGATCCGCATAAAGCACATCGTCCACTTCCACAGAGCACGAAAGCTCGACAGACTGGAAGTCCGATCGTTTCGGTTGTGCGGTCACCGTAGACCCGAGGAATTGACGCGTTGCCAGCGCGTTGTTCACCGTCAGAGACATGTCAATCAGATCGTAATTGGAACCATGGAACGCCATCTGTCCCGCGTGACTGTGCAGGATCGGTGTATCCGTTCCGAATGTGGGGGATCCGCTTGTGCCGCGTGCGCTTGATGTCTGCGCTATCACGTCGAATTCGCAGGTGAGCACACCGCCAGCACTGCATGCGATGGTTCCGCTGTTCAGCCTGCAACCTTCGAATACTTCACTTGTACCGGTTCCGCGCGTGTTCTCGATAGTGAGCCCCGTGGGGACATCGTTTGCGATGGTGTACGCGTGCGTGTAGGGGTCTCCGCCTGTAGTCGCAGACGCTCCCATCAGGTGTTTGAACAGGAGCCCCACACACGAATAGCTGCCCTCGATCTGAAAACTGCCACCGGCCGAATCGACAGACGTGTAATGCTTGCGCCGCATAGCGCCCGCAGTGCCGATCTGTAGCGTTGGCCGTGGTACTTTCTCGATAGTCCGCGTGAGACTGGAAGAGATAAGCGGGCGCCAGTGTGTGCGGGATACAGCCGTACCCCATGTGGTTTCTTCGCTGAAACCGATGTTGGCGTCTACGCCGGTGTATATTGATGCCATGATGTGCTCCCCGTGGGTGTGGTTATGTGGGTTCTGTCACGTCACTGACTCGGATGGCGCAACGAAAATCGAGCACCCGCCCCGCGTCGGTGACAATAGTCAAGATGGCGACTGAGTTCTGTCCACTCGTGCCGCCCTTTATTATGGTTCGTATCTTGTTGCCGACTTGCCGGATCGATGCGTTGTCAGACATGGCGGCAACTGTGCTGCCGGCCCGCTGTACCAGATAGCGCGCGTTGTCGATGTTCTCGGCCGCTCTGCTGTTGTTGTACGGTATGCGGCGCCGTGCGAGCGCCTTGGATACGTCCCACCACAGGAATATGTCCTCGGTGGATGCCTTGCTGATTTCGCTGCGAGGCGTTGTGGCGCCGGGGGATTCTGGCCGGCAGGTGACCACAGGTGACGATCCGGTCCCTGGTGTGGCTACCTCGATGTACCCGTTTCGGGGTGTCGTTGTGTGCGAGAAAGCTGTTTGAAGCGAAGACGCGCCGGCCTTGCCCCAGTACAACCAACACGTGAGAGCCGCCGCCGTTGTCGATGCTGCGAATGCGTCCAGCTGAATCGTGCCGGTGTTCGCTGTGTAGTCCCAGGCGGAGAGCTTGAACGTGGATACAGTTACGCCATCCTTAAGAGCTACCACCGCATCATTTCCAGACGACAGAACCACGTCCCAAAACTGAGGCCAATCAGTTGGAATCGTTATAGTCGCCTCAATCGAATTCGAGCCGCCGTGGTTGTCGATACTGATAGCCGCTCGGTACTTATAGTCTGAATCAAACCACGACATCGATCACCCTCCGGCCGTTTCAGTGTAACTGATAGAACACTCAAGCACCGCAAGCCCCAACCCCGGCCTGTCGAGCTCTCCACCGTCAAAAGCAGAAGCGGAGATCTCAAGGTCTCGCACGTTACCCCCCAGGCTTCGATCTGACTCAAGCGCTCGCATTATGTCATCTTGAAGGTCGAGAGCGTCAAGAAGCGCCGTGCCCGGTGCGCTGGATGTCGCCGCTGTCCATGCTTCGATCTGAACACTCATGGTCCGATCGAATCGTGACAGAACGGTCCGGCCTGCTGTCTGCGCTGTGGTGATCCCGTTGGGGTAGATATACACGCCGGGGAGTCGATGCGAGACGAACGATTCCCCGATCACGATTTGATCGGAACCAGACAGATCCGCAGTGTACACACCCGACCCGTTGACGTTGCCGATCTGTGTTTTGATCCTGGTCAATATGGTGCGCTCAAGACCCAATTCCCACCGTCCTCAGTGACTTCCGAAATTCATCGGTCATCACTTGTCGAGCGATACGCGCGCCGGCATCTCTTCCCGGTCTCAGGTATGGCCTCTTGGGTATTCTAATGGGCTTCTTGAGCGCCTTACCGCGCCTCATGGTGATCTGTCCGCCTAACTCATGGATGCGCGCGTACTTGACCAAAACACCGCCAGACGATCCGCCCGCCTGGATGCCGGCTTGTACGCCGCTTCTAATGCGCTTCACCTTCCACTTGATGGACCCGCGCAGATCGCCCGTCCTCACGTTCAGCAGGCGCGTTGAGCTTCCGCCACCGGTTACCCGGCGCTTGGCTATGTTGTCCATTCTGAGCGCGATCCGATTAGCGGCACGCACCATACCGTTACCGATGGCGCCCGTTCTGACAGCCATCTTGAGGCGCCGGCTGAACTCTTCCGGGGTCATCTCAGCCATCAGCCAACCCAGATCGCGCCGGCTTGGCGGTACGGGTTGAGCGCTTGTTTTACTTCTGGCAGCAGATCCAGACCATTCACCGTGATCGATCCGCCGCCCTGGTTGATACTCTTTCGGCCTACGTGGTCCCGACCTTGGAACCAGTGCGCGACCTGTAGCCCGGCCGCATGCTTGATGTCTTCGGGTACGGTTGAGAAGCCGATCACCGCTGCGACCTTGATGGCTCTTCGGCCCGTTGACCAGTAGCCGTGACTGCTCGCATCCGTGAGTCGAATCAGCGATTCGAGCCCGTACAATTCATAATCGGTGGCAGCCACCAGATCCGCCGATGCGTAGATCCGATCGTCGCTATCGTGGACCGAGGTAACAGACAGCACCGGCCCATAGGGTAGCCGCAA